AGGTGCGAACTGGTCGCGCAAACTCATAACTCTGCGTGCGCCTGCCTTACTTTTGTTTCCGGTTTTTCTCGATGGCCTTAATGATGTCGTGCTTGCGCGCATCGTGCGCCAGCTCAACGCCTTCCTGCGCGGCAATGTCCTTCAGCTCGTCGACCGTGTGGCTTTCCAGATCGTCGCCGCCGCCGTTGCCGGGGTTGCCGCCGCCAGCGTTGCCGCTTTTGCCTTTGTTCTTTTCGGCCAAGCTTTTTGGCTTGTCCGGATCGTCAGGCCAGTTGGCACTGCTGCCGCGCGTTTTGTTTTTGGCAGCCTTGTCGGCAGCTTCCTGCTTCAGCTTGTTGGCCTCTTCTTCGTCGCCAGTGATCTCGCCAGTTAAGCTGTTAAGCACGGCGTCGCCTTCCACCATCGCCGGGAACGTTAGCGCCAGCGCCTCAATTATGCGGAAGCCAAGTATGTCCGCAGGCATTGGCAGCGGACAACTGGTCAGCCTGTAAAACAGGCTGCCACCTTCCTCATCGCCGTAAACAAACGGGATGCGCGGCTCCGTGTATGTCACAAAGCGCTTGGCTTTTGCGTCCTCAAGCTGCGTGAACGCGCCGTAAACAATTTTGTTTGGCGTGTTTGTGCTGAGCAGCATTACGAAGTTGTCCGGCAACATCGGGAAAATCGTGCCCGTGTCATCTTCAAAATAATCGGCATACTCAAACACTTGCATGCCGGGCACTTGGCCTATGAGCACAACGTTTGGCGCTTGGATCACGGGCTGGATTGTTGCGATGCTGTATTGCAGCTTGTTGAGCAATGCCGCCACTTGCGGATTGCGGATGAACACTTTGGCGGCGTTTACACCCATCAGTGCCACGTTTGGCGCAATGCCGCTATCCTTAATTGTTGCCAGCCGCGCCGCTTCCAAATCGGCCAGCGGATCACTGCCGCTTGCAACGTCCCACTTTACTGTCGGAATATAGTGGTTGTTGGCCGCGCCTGCGCTGGATTGCGTGAAGTCAATGACCATCTGATATCCAGTGTCGGCCGTCACTGTAATTGCGCCGTTTACAAGCACGTTGCGGCACATCCACTCTTCGCGCCTTGTGATGGCCTCATCGCAAAAGATTGCATCTTCGGCCAGCAACTCCGCCGCGCGATCGGCAGGCGAGCGCGTGCTGTAGATGGTCTCACCCATCATGCGCGCTTCCAAGTCCGGAGTGCGCAGCGCGCGCACAGGCGCAATGCGTGGCGCACGGAAGAAGCGGGTTTCAAAGCCCTGCCGCTCCATGAGTTTGCCGCCAACTAAAGGCGCAACAAACGGAGCCATCTTGCGACGGCCGCGCCTGAAATCGAATTCAATAAGTGGCGTTTGTGGGTATTCGCGCGCGCCAAAAAATGTGTCGCGCAGGAACGTTGGAACGAGCGGGCCCGCTTTGAACGGTGCCAGCATCGTTTTTGTTTCGTAGGCTGGATTTAACATGGCTTTGTGTTCTCCGGGTTAGTTGTTGTGAGTTTGTGCTGCAAATTAGGGTGCAAACGCGCCAATCGGAATGGCCGCGTCCACGTAGATTTGGACTTCGTGCAGCCGCTTTAAGCCTGCCGCGCTTATTGGCTGCGCGCCGTTGGCATACATCACTGTGTTTTTGTCAAACGAGCCGGACAAGGCCACGCCAACAGTCGTGTCGGTCGTATTTGTCACATCATTTGGCGTGTCGATAATCACGCCCTCCAGCACGGCGTCGTCTGCGGCAAGCGCAGGATTTACGTTGGCGCGCGCGGCGTCAAACTTGACCAAATATCCCGGCTTCATGGTCGATAAAGCGGGCCCGCCAGCCGCTGCAAACGGCATGCGCACAACTTTCCAGTTTGGATCGTCGTCGTGGCTGAGCAGCGACACGGGATTAAACGTTGTTGGATTGATTGCGCCATACGCTTCGCATGACTTGCCGAGCCTGTGAATTGCGACGATCAGCGGCGCAACGGCGCACGCGATCACCCATCGGATACGTGAGAGCATCGATTTCATGTGCTTATTTTTCCTTCCAATTTGTTTGTTGTTGAGGTTGAAAAAGCTCAGTTGCGGCTGTGCAGCGGAAACAACTCGCGCCGCGCCTTTAGCTGCTTGTCAACAGCGGCCACAAGCCTGCTGCCAAAATCCCCTTCCGTGCCGCCACTGGCGAGCGCGTCGCCGCCTTCGATTGTGTTAAGCAGCGAGCCATCTTCACGGCGTGCCTGCTGTTGGCCTGCCTTTTCCATTGCCGCAAAAAGCTCTGGCATCACTTCGGCCAGCGTTTTGCCGTCGGCAATGGCCTTCACGACAATGTCGTGCGTGGCCTTACGGTCGTAGCCCTGCAGCGCGGCAATGCGTGCGCGCTCGGCTTTGATGCCGTCTTCGTAACTGGCCGCTGGCTTCTCAGGCGGCGGCGCAGGCTGCGGCGGAGCTGGCGTGCCGGGCGGCGTTGTGGTTGTGGGTGGCTTTTCGCCGGGCTTTGTTGCAGGCGGCGGCGTTTCAGTTGTTGCTGCGGGTTTTGTTTCCATTGGATTTGGTTCTTCTGTTGTGGCGTTAAACGCCGGGACATTGTTAAAGCGCGACAGATCAAACGTCAGGCCGTTAAACATGACGTGCTTGCCGCGCACTACAGCTGCGGCTTTAACTACGCCGCGCACTTCATCTGCGAAACCTTTGTCGACGGCCACTTGCGCGGTCATCCACGTTTCGCCTGCCATAAGCGCGCGGATCGCATCGCGGTCGCCGCCCGTGCGCTTGGCATACAAATTGAGCATCGACTCCGTCACGCTATCCAGCGCCGAAATCGTTTTGCGCATCTCGTCCGCGTTGCCTATGGCAAGCGCGATTGGCAGGTGGATCATCATGGTCGCGTTGCTGCGCACAAAAATTTTGTGGCCGACCATTGCGACCAACGTGGCTGCACTGGCCGCAAGGCCGTCAATGTAAACGTTTTTGTCGCTCCTGTGATCGGCCAAACGCGAGTAAATTGCCATTGCCTCACTTACGCTGCCGCCGGGCGAATTGATGTGGATGTCCAAACGCTTAATGGACTTTGGCAGCGCGGACAAATCTTTGGCAAACGCCTTTGCGCCAAGCTCGCCAAGCTCTTCCCAGTCGCCAATCACGTCAAAAATAAGCAGCTCAGCGCCTGCTGGCTCGTCGCCAGCTTCGGCCTTGAATTTGTAAAACGGCATGATCTCTTTCATCGCATGTGTGCTCCGCTGGCAGTTAATGTGCGGTCGAAAATGCGCCGCCTGTTTGTGCGCAGCCGCGCAGCTGGCTGGCCTGCGCCCTTTGGCGTGTTGCCGCCTGCGGGCGGTTCCGGTGGCGTCGGCAACACTTTGCCGCCTGCGCCAAGCGCAGCGCCTGCGCGCTCAGGCGGGAAGGTTAAGTTGACGTCGTGATACGCATCGCGCTCCGTGGCCTGCTCGTTCAAATTGTCGCGCCAGCCGCTGCCATTAAGCTCAATGCACTCGCGCTCGATGGTAGAAAAGCCAGCGTTTACCTTAGCCTCAGCTGCCGCCACTTCCTTCAACGGATCAAGCGAGCCAGCGCTATTGCCTGACCAATTACAGCGGCACAGCGCACGGCGCGTGATAGGATCGTTCACGTCGCCCGTAAAGCCGTCAATGCGGTTCAGTGTTACGGCGTCAACCACCCATTCCTCATAGGCTGGCTGGCAAAACTGGTCGATTACTTGGCTGCGATACTTCCGGACACGCCGCCAAAAATCCAACAGTGCCGCGCGGCTTGCCGAGTAGCTCGCGTTGAACTGCTTTAACAAAACTTCATAAGGCAGGCCGAGCGCCGCGCCGACAAATTTGGCAACGCTAATTGAGAACTCGCCAAACGTGCTGTGCGGCTGTGTTGGCGTGCTAAAGTTAACGCTCGAGCCGGGGCGCATGAAATTCACCACGCCGGGCCCTAGCTGCACGTTGTAGGGGTTGATGTCCAAAATTTGCTGCTTTTGCTCGTCCGTAAGCAGCGATTCGAAAATGTTTGGATCCGGAAATTCCTGCGTAATAAACGCCGTGAAATAGCTTTGGATAACAGCTGCAACAACAGTGGCGTCCGTGTATCGCCCCATCTGCTTAAGCAGCTCCAAGCACACGCTTAAAACTGGCACGCCGCGCCGTTGCTCGGGGCGCTCGGGCTTGATGAGCAAAATCATGTTGCGTCTGCCTGTTTGCGCTCCAAACGGCTCAATGCGCACTGTTTGCCCCGTTAACAGCGGCAGCAAATTCAGCGTGTGCGTTGAAGTAATTGCCAGCGGATGCCGTTTGCCAACGTGATACGCCAGCAGCTCGCCATCATCCGACAGCTCCACGCCGTTAAACACGTTCATTGTTGGCTGGATAACTGGCGGGTTCATTATGCGGTCGGCTTCCAGCACACGCAGGCGGAAATCGAACAGCGTGTTTGGCCGTGGCTTTAACGGAAACAGCACGGGGCAGTCGCCCGAGAGCAGCATGCTTTGGAAGGCCGTGGACTGTTTTATGTAAAAACTGTCGCGCATTTCGTAATCGCACTCGCGCGGATCGCACGCCCACCAGTCGAACTTCTCGGCCAGCTCATCGTTAAGCGCGGCCGTCGCCTCAGGCGTTAAGCCAAGCGCGTCGCCGTCCACGTTTGGCGCTGGCACAAGGCCGTCGCCAATTACGTTTGTGTCAAACGTTTCAACGGCTGCGGCTGCCATCGGGATGCCCATAAAGGCGTCGCGCGAGCGTTCACGTAAAATTTGGACGTTTAAGCCAATGTCGCCATCGGCATCGCTGCCGCGCCACATCCAGCCAAGCAGGCTGTTCTTCTGGACGTTTGCGCCGTAATTGCCGTAACCGGTCGTGCCGCCGCCAAAGATAAGCGCCTGCGGATCCAGCAGCGACATGCCGTTAACAGGGCTGCCAGTCGTGTCGAGTATCACGCCGCGCGGCAGGCGCGTGCCGTTTATTTTGTGCTGGCCGTTTGTAAGCTGCGCCGTCATAAGTCACGCGGCACAATGCGGCACGCAGTGTCGCGGCCTGTAATTGTTGTTGGCAAGCCCGTGTCGCCACAGTAAAAAACGACCATGTCATTCCAGTAAGCCACGTTGTCGACTTGCGATTTGCTGCCTTCGCGCCGCAGGCCACGCGAGCCAATGTGATATTCGGTAACACCGCCGCCTGCGGCCTTCATGCCTTCCAGTGCTTTTGCTAGGCCATCGCGCGCCCAGTCACACCAGCTGGCAAATGGCGCTGGCGGATTACCTGCCGCGCCAGCTGGCGGAGTTGTGTCGTCTTGCGGCACCGGCTCTACTACGGCCACACGCGCAGTTATAGGCTTAACGCTAACGGCTACTTCAGGCATTCAACTGCGCAGTGTGTGCGCTTTTGGCGCAACACGTCAATGGCTGCTCGGCAAAAAGCAATTAAATGCCGCGAAATTGCTTGCAGCAACATTCAAGCGCTGCTAAAGCTTCTGAGCGTGGCAGAACGCATCAATCCAGCGCCGCGTCAAGGCATCCAAGTTCGCGGTCGGCCAGTGTTAGGCGTTTACAGTTTGCGCTGCATGCTGCCAGCCAATGTGCTGCAGGAGCTTATGCGCGTTGAAAACGAAACGGAAGTTTATCGCACACGCATTGCGGCCAACGTGCTGTGCGAGTGGGCAAAGCAGCAGCAGGCTAATCGATTGCACGGTTGACTGCGCCAAACGCTGAGCGCACAACGCCTGTCTGCGCTGGCAACGGCGCAGCCACGCCACGGCTGCCAAGCGCAGCTGGCTGCGCGCCAAACGTTGTTGCCGCAGCGCCATTGGCCTTTGGCGCTGTAAACACATCGCGCTCCATTGTATCCAGCTTTATGCCGCTGTGCGGCAGCTGCAGCGCGGCCAGCGCGTAAACGAAGTCGTCCCAGCTTTCGTTGCGCTGGCTCAAACGCTTTACCCACACGTATGTTTTGAAGCCGTGCTTGGGCTTCATTATGCGCTGCTCGGCGCGCAGCCCCTCAAAGTATGCAACGTCGTAGCCGTTTACAGGCTCGTGCGCGCGCAGCTCTTCATCCCAGATGTTGCTGCGCGGAAAATGGCAAAAGCCTGCGCCTGCGGCCGTCACGTTTAGCCTGTTCATGATCTCTTCCTTCAACGTGTCCACGCCTAACGTGGCAAGCAGGCAGCGGTTGCTTTTGCTAAGTGTAAGCGCGGCAATCGGCGCTTTGCCAAGCCCGCCCATGCCCTTAATGGCAATGCAGCGCGGCTGCCGTGGCTTTGTGTAACGATACACATGATCACTGGCGTAGCCGCTATCAACGCACATGCGCCGCACCCGCATAAACTTGCCATCGCTGCAGGCAAAAATCCTGTTGTAAACGGCTTCGTCGAGCGCTTCCCACGGCTCGCTTGTTTGCGGATCGCCGGGGATTGTAATGTAATCCAAGTGCCAGTTTTCGCGCCCCTTGCCCCACCCAACAACATCCGCGTGCAGCGATTGCTCCTGCACGTCCACGCCTGCCGTTATTACAACAACGCCAGACGGCACTTCCGCCGCGTAAAGCTCACGGCGCAAGTAAAGGTCAATTTTCACTTTGCTGCCTTCCTCTTGATGCAACAGGCCAAGCCGCGTGTTGCGGAACGCCTTTAACAGCTCCACGTCACCTTCCGCGTTGGCCTTGCAGGCGCGCACAAACTCGTCACGCAGTATGTCCCACTCCACCCACGGATTCACCAAGCCGCCAATGTAAAAGCCGCGTGACGCCACGGCGTTGCCGCGCTCGTCCACCGGCCGGTGCGCCTTCCATTGGCCTGCGCCAGCCATCCACTCGAACTTCTCGAAGCGCTCCGTGCAGCTTAAGCACCTGTGCGTTAGCGTGGCAAAGTCGATGCGGTCCCACTCCAGTATTTGCTGCGTGCCGCACGCTGGACAAGGCAAATACCAAAACTCACACGTTGTTAGCGCGATCTCGCGCTCAACATGGCTTACGCCAGCAATGCCGGGGCTGGAAATTATTACAATCTTCCTGTTCCAAAATGCGCTGGCGCGCGCAATGGCAAGCTGCAACGGATTGCCTTCCGTGCCTGCGCTTAACGGAAAGCGGTCAACATCATCCAGCAGCACAACGCGCACCGGACGGCCGCTAAGGCTTGGCGCGCTGTTTGCGCCGCCAATGGCAACGTAGCCGCCCGGGAACGCCTTGCGCAAAATTGTGTTGCCACTGTCGCGCGCCTTTGGATCAGCCACCTTGCCGCGCAACGCTGGCGTGTCACGCAGCATTGGCGCAAGCCGATCACGCGAAAACGTCTCCGCCATCGCTATCGTTGGCTGCACAACAAGGATGGGGCACGGATCCTCTGTTACGTGATAGCCAATCGTGTTCAGTATGGCCGCATCCGTTATGCCAAGCTGCGCGCCCTTTTGCACCACAACACGCGGCACGCACGGATCACTAATGGCGTCCATTATCTCGCGCTCGTAAGGCGCGTTGTCCGTTACCCACGCACCCTGCTCGGCACTGCTCTCACTGGACAAAACGCGATACTGATCACTCCACTGGCTTAGAGTGATAACGCTGGGTGGCCGCAACGCCGCCAAACACTCCGCCACAAGCTCACGCTCTGCGGCGGCGTCTTCGCGACTTAACCCGTGCTGCATATCGCGCAAGCGCAGGATTTTCCTGCGGCGAATGCGCTCCGTTTTTGCCTGTTTCATCGAAGGAATGTGCTCCAAACTCGTCCGCTTCACGCAAGCTTGCACGGCACGCGCTGTCCAGCACAGTGCGCACCTTTGCCACATCGCGCTGACCAACAACCTGCCGCGTGCAACGGCTGGGGATTGCCAGCACGTGATTTTTTATCGTGCCAAGCATGCCCGTCATCACCTGCACAACACGCGCACGCCTAATCATATCGCCGCGCGCCACCGCCAGCTCCAACTCCTTTTGCTGCCTAACAATTTGCTGCGTTAAACGCTTCTCATCCGCGTATGCCTCACGCGCCTCTTCGCGCGGCCTGCGCACGTGGATTACGTAACGCCGCACATTTTCACGCCAGTCGTAAAGGATGCGTTGCCTGTTGCC